AGGAGGATCTGATGAGACGGGCCCTGTTGATTCTGGCCCTGCTTGTAGCGGCCGTTCCCGGCGCCGTTCAGGCAACGGAGCAGCCACAGACCCGCGAGCGCTGCGAGTGGGCGGGTATGCCGTATTTGGACTGCGTCACGGCCGGGTTCGCTTGGGTGATCATCGGCACGGACGGGGACGATCGGCTCGTCGGGTACGACAACGACGACATCATCCGATCGGGCAAGGGCGCCGACTTCGTCAACGGACGGGGCGGGCGCGATGTTTGCTACATCCAGCCTCCGGACACGGTGAAGGGCTGCGAGCAAGTGAGGAGGACACGATGAGAAAGACGATCGCCGCGCTTGCGATAGCGGTGATGTTCCTGCTCAGCGCCGGACCGGCGCAGGCTTGGGAGATCATCGCACGCGACCGAGGCTACGGGTACGCCGAGGTCAACGCCTGGACTCGGAACTTCCACCAGGTGGCGTTCATCGCCGTGTACACCGGCCACGCCGACATTCTGACGATGATCCGGTGTCCGAACGGGTTCCGCGACCGCCACTGGTGGACCGACTCTGGCCCGCGTTTCCGCTACGTCGTTTACGGCGTGCCGGGTGGAATGCGCTGCGTGCAGCGGTTCGTTGTTGATCTTTCAAGCAACAACTACGTCGGAGCCGCGGTCGCGGCCCAATAGCCCAGACATAGATTGAGCCCGGACCCCGCGTGCACAGGGCCCGGGCTCTAGTCTTCCGGATTGGTCTCCAGGGGAGGGGCGACCTTAGCCGGAAGATCCTGGGTAGGTCGGCGTCTTAGGCGCCCCAAGCAGCCAACCCAGTGCCGGCCAGCGACTCTCAAGGAGCCGGACGATCAGGTAGTAGGCGGCCGTCAGCAGCGCCGAGAAGGCCGCCACGGCCTGGTCCGACAGCGTGGCCGGCAGCAGCCCCCAGGCGATCAGGAACCCGACCGCCACCGGCACCCATGTCCGGATCAGCGACAATACGAAACTGGACATCTCTTCTCCCTTCTAACACGGCGCCGGCGTATGACCCGGCGGTGGACTGCACGGTGGGAATGATGCGGTGCGCGTGACGGTGATCGTGGTTGTGACCGTGACCGCCGGGGGGACGGTCGGGGCGGGGGACGCGTTCTCCTCGCCGAGGACCAGGCCCTCGTTGAACGCGACGGACAGGGCGTTGGCCATCCTCACCGTGGGTCCACGAAAGAGGGCCTCACAGTCCGTAAACCGATCTCCGACGTCTCCATAGCACCGGTCGGCCCCCCGGCCGCCGGCGAGGACGTCGTTCGGCTTTCCGTCGACGGCGAAGAGCTGGTCCCGGCCCTTCCCGCCCTTGAGGTTGTCCGCCCCCTTCCCCCCGACGATCGTATCTCGCCCCGAGTCGCCGAAGAGCCGGTCGCCACCCTTCGCGCCGGAGACGTAATCCCGGCCCTGGCGGGCGCAGATCACGTCGTTCCCCAGGGTACCACTGAGCGTATCCGCCATCGGCGTGCCGAGCTTCGTGCATTCGGACGGAGGCGGGGAGGCGGGAGCGGGAGCGGGAGCCGACGCGACGACGGCGACGATCGAGAGCAGCGATAGCGCGGACGACAGGATCAGAATTCGGCGCATTCTTCGGGCACCTCCGGGAGAGCGATTCGCGGCGGGATATCGACGGGCAGGCCGAGCGAGTCGGCGATGCGGACGAGCAGGATCCGGTTCGCCTGGATCCCTCGCGCCTCGATCAGGCCGGTTTCGAGCGTCGCGCAGGTGATCTCGAACTGTACCCGCTGCTGGCTCCTGTTGATGAGGAGGATCACTCCGGTCGGGGCGGCGACGGCGCCGAAGACGAGCACGAAGACCAGGATGAGCACCGTCCGGCGGAGCCGCGCAATCGTCCCGTTCCCTACTGAGTGACCATTACGAAGACGCTCGAGATCGCGGACGAGAGGATCGCTCCCGCCATTGCCCCCAGGAGCAGCCGGCGCAGCCACTTCAGCTCGTCCCGGACTTCGTCGCGGAAGTCCACGAAATCCCTGACGATCTCGGCCAGCGTCCAATCATCCACCTCATCTCCTCACGGGCTGCATGCTTGGCCTCCGAGGACGTCGATGTGATCGTGGTAGTGGGCGGTGCCCGTGTATTCGTGCTCGCCCTGGCCCGGCGTCCAGATCCGCCGGAGCCAGATCACCGTCTGCGCCCTCCAGACGCCGGCCTTGGTCTTGTCGATCGTGAAGTGCGCGACCTCGGCCAGGCCTGCCTCGTCTTCGGGGAAGATGTCCTCCGCCGCGCCGTGCCACCCGTTCGGGTCGGGCTTGAAGTACCCGTGCCGAGAGACTGTGCTGGAGCCGTCGACGTTGCGACACAGCCACCGACCGGCGGACCGGAGCTGGCCTTTGAACTGCTCCCACAGCCCGTAGTGGATCTGCTCCAATGCCGGCGCGCAACCTAGACCGACGGACTCACGCTCGACCTCGCGGATCGAGAGCTGGCCCATATCCCGCTGGCGCTGCACGATCAGCTTCGGCCCGACGCCCATCCTGGACATCCGGGTACGGAGTCGCTCGATGGCGTCCTTTTCCCTGCGCCACGGCCCGAACTCCCCGCCGGCCTCCCGGATCCGAGCCCGCTCGCCCTGGCGGACGAACCCACGAACGCGCTCCAGCGCCTCCGCCTGCGTCTGGACCCGAGGCATCTCGGCCTCGGGGAATCGAGCAGTGATGAACTCGGTCATAACCCCTCCCTCGGCAACTCGTGGATCAGCACCGCGTCGCCCCAGCCCTCGAATATCAACTTCTCCAGGTCGGCGATCCTAAACCGCGCAGTGCCGTGATCAGCCCAACCAATCCCCCACGAATTCTTCATTCGGTAGTAGGGCTCGCTCCCGTCCTCCGGGTCGAGGTCGAGCTTGTTCACGACGAACTCATGCCCACCCCGGACGGTCGAGGAGTAGTTGATGCGCATGTAGACATGACCGCCGATCTCAATCGGACTGTCCATCGACGTGTACCAGTTGGAGCCGACGCACACGGGCCCGAGTTCGAGCAGCGTGTAGCGCAGATCTTCGGGGCCGGCGTTCCAGTTTGCCACCCATTCGTACCGATCGATCGCTCCGCGGCGCAGCAGGGCCTGACAGGCCGAGACCGCAGACGTGCCCTTATCCAACGACGTGTCCGGAGTTCCCCAGTACAGCGCCGAAGCCTCCAGATAAAGCTTGACGGCGTCGTCCTCCGTGATACCCTCGATCCGAACCGGGCCGTCTGCTCGCCGGTGCATGAAGGCATTGCCGACGCAGGTTCCGGTGGCGCCCTGGTCCAGCCACGCGCCTTTCTGGTACCAGTTGCGGCGCACGCGGTCGGTCGTGGCGGATCGAACTGGGTATAGCGCGGCGGCCCGCGGTGTCTCCGGGTCCAGGAGCCGACCGAGTCCGTTCTCACTCATTGTGGTTCCTCCTGTTCGGTGATCTCAACGCGAGTCATATGACAAGCCTCGATCCAGGCCTCGGCGACCTCGCGCGTCGCGAACCGCATTGGCTCCGGGCCGTTTCCCAGATCGGCTTCGATCGGGAGGTGGCTGTCCTGCCTGACAATTACGTAGTTCGCCACCGGGCCCCCTTTATGGACGAGTGATATCGACCTGGATCGCGACCATCGTTACCGCACCCGATGTCGAGACGAGCTGAACCTCAATATCGTCGCCAAGTGCTAGAGTTTGGTTCTGGTTGACGGTCGCTGCTTGCCAGGCGTTCGGGGTCGAGTTCGTGAAGTTCGAGGAACAGAAGTTCGAGGTCTGGTTCTTACGAGCGTTGATCACGCAGTTGGTGCCCGCGTCGAAGTGCGATCGAACCGCGGCAACCGTGCCGGCGTACGGCGCGCGCCAGATCATCCGGAATCCGTTGGCAGGGGGCGCCCCCGTGAGCAGGATGCCCGCGGTGAAGGTGAAGGATCGAATAAACACTCGCTTGTCGACGATCTGATTCGTGGCAATTTCTGTGTCCGCAGCCGGAACATAGACCTCGGCGAGTGCAGCGACGTTGGATGCAACAACGGGTTTGACAGGTTGCGCCGCTGGCGTACCGGCGAGACACGACTTGACCCCCGCACCATCGACGATAATGACATCTTTGCGAGGCAGCGTGGCGTGCGCAGTCGTGATCGTCACATTACCGGCAGCGACCGCAACCATCACATAGGCGACCAGCGCCGTCCCAACTGCGACTGCGACCGTCATATCCGGAGTGCCCTGCGCGGTCACGGCGCACCCCGAAGACACTCCGCTGCCCAAGTGGCCCCAGTTCAGGATGTCGATATCGGTGGCGTCGGGCTCGGCCTGATCGGGAAAGGCGACCGACCCAGCGTTCGGAATCGTGAATGCGATAGCTACTGCCCCCCTTAGGTCGCCACGTGACGAAGCGAAACGGCATCGAAGTAAACAGGATGGGGCGCGTCCCACTCATGGACTTGCATTTGGACGCCCGCGTAGGCGGCATTCACCGGCGCGGTCATTTCCTTCTCGGCGTACACCCACTCAGTTGAAAATCCCTGTGCGGCGCCGTATTGGAAGGTCAGGAGCGATCCGCCCGAGGTCCAGAACTCGATGTAGACGAAGGGTTCCACCGTCCCGAAGTAGGATCGGGTCCACCCGGAGACCCGGTAAGTCTGCCCAACGGTGACCGGCACTGTCGTGTAGGGCGTTGTCCGAACACCCCCATAAACCTCACCGCCCCCAGAACTGGAGCATTCGAGACAGAAACTCCCCAGGAACGGGACTGACCCGCCGGCCAAGCCGACGATGGAGAAACTTCCAGGCGGAGATACCGTTGCCAGAGCCCAACCCGACGTGTCGGTCTCCATGCTCGCCTGGTTCTCGGTCAACAAATTCGGATTCGAGACAACCTCGAGCGGCGGCGACAGGTTGAAGACGATATTCCAATCCTTGAGTGATGGGACATCGAGCGAGATCCCCTGAATCACGGATTCTTGCTCAATCGTTCCGCCGTATATCGGTCGGTTCCGGACAAGGACGCGGTCGCCGATCTCTTTACGCAGGATCTCGTTCCAACTGCTCGTCGGGCTCCCGATTCGCAACGATCCAACACGACGAGACGGAACGGAGTAGGTATCGCGGACTGATGCCGCGAGGTCGGCCATTTCCGAAGTGGTCGACAGTAGCGACGAGATCGGAAGGTCGGCGCGACCATACTCAGCTTGCGAAGCCGTATCCTGCCGAATCTGATCGGCGAGCGCGGGGGCGGACACAGTGATTGTGTTGTAAATCTCCGTGTCGTCATCATCAAACTTGATCGCCTTGTACCGCTCCTCGCCTTCCACATCCCCGAATATGATATCGGCGTCCGGGGCATAGTCAGCACCCCGAAAGATCGCGCGCCCATCCGCACCAATGAAGAACACGCCCCCCTCGGATTCCGCCACTTGGACGAGGTAGTCGTAGCGCCCGAGCAGTCCGTCCTCCTGCTGCACGGTTCGGAGCCCCGGCGTGATCTCTCGGCCGTCGAGCCAGAAGGGCGTCGTCCCATTGAGCACCTCGTTGACGCGCGTCCCCGTCAGTACGGCGCCCGACCCGTATCCGGTCAGGGACCGATCCCGATTTAGGAGCTTCGAGGAGTCGACGAGCGACCAGGCAACGTACGAGTCGGCGTTCTCGACAAACTCCATCGGCCCGCCTTCGGTCCGCCCGAGGAACAGCGGGATATAAGCGTTCGACCCGGCGGCCCAGGCGTCGCCTCCGCCAATCGCCGACTGCCCAATCGTGAAGGCCGTGCCCGGACTCGGCACGATCGCATAGAGCCGGAAGCGCCTCGCCGGCCGAAGGTTGGGGTAGAACGGCGAGCTGGGATTATCGCGATCGAAGACCCCGTCTCGATTGTCGAACACCACAGTCCCGGTACCGGCGCCCATGCGCGCGCGCTCGCGCGGCCTACCCCGGTTGGTAGTGAATCGGCGAAGCCACGGGAACACATCCTGCCAGACAGAATTGATATACATCTGAGCCCGCACGCCCGGGTACGCCATTGCCTAGGTCCTCACCGCTCCATTGAGGATCGCCCCATGCCGCTGCAGGCGCGCGGTCAGCTCACGCTCAATCTTGTCAACCACGTCCTGGCCCGTCACGTCACCGTTGACGTTGATCGTGATCCCGCCTCCAGCGCCATCCGGTAGGATCTGCTCGCCGCGATGGATCACAGCAAGTCCCGACTCCGCCACCCAACCCCCAGTCTGGGCGTGTGGCGCGTTCTTTCCGCCGGACGCGCTGTTCATCGCGTTGGTCAACCGATCGATCGCCTTCAGGAAATCGCGCGTCTTATCGTTCAACTCGGGCACGGGGATGTGGTTGATGAACCGCCGCAGGTTGCGGATCATGTCGTCCAGATCGTTCCCGAGTCGCTCGATCTTGCGGCCGAACGCCGCGGTCGTCAGCTTCTCGGCGGTCGCCTGCGTCACGTCGGCGATCGTTCGCTGCGTTTGATTCATCTGCTCGATCAGATCGGTATTCGCGAGCAGTGCGTTGGCGACGGCCTGACCTGCCGGCCCCATCTCCGCAATCTGTCGAATGTTGGCTGTTGACAGGCCCTCGCGCTGCAGGCGCTTGAGCGAGTCGGCGAATGCGCTCGCGGCTGCGACCTGTTGCTCAAGAAACGCCGACAGGTCAACAGCAGTCGGGGCTACAGGCACCGCCGGAGGCGCCTGTAGTCGTCTCTCGGCAAACGCAAGATTCTGATAGTCGCGCAGCTCCTTCGCGTACTCGGCCTGGGCCTCAGCATATGCCTGCTGCTCATTCGCGAAGTCCGAGAGTGCGCTGCCAATACCCCCCGCAAGATCGGCGAAGGTAGCGAATCCGGATCGGATCGCCTTGCGGAATTCGTTGGCCTTATCCTTGAGCTGATCAAACTGCTTGCCCAGACCTTCAAGGTCGCGCCGGTACGCCTTGAGCTGATCCAACTCTCCGGTCCCGAGAGCGTGGATTCCGATCTCCCAATCAGTCCCCGTTAGCGTGTCGAGTGCCTTCGTCAACTGCTCGATCAGCACGCTGGGAATTGGCGACCCTGAGACCTCCTTCGCGTGAACCCGTATCTCGTAGTCGTGCGCGACCAACGTGTTCACGTGGTCCTGAATCTTCGCGATGTCCGTCAGCGCCGGCCCGGTCTCGGCCTTGACCGTGACCCTCACGGACCCGGGGATCAGGTTCAACTCGTCGATAACGCCGCGGATATCCCCCTTGGTCAAGTGCATCTCCGCACCGAGTGCCTGCACCTGCCGGACGACTCGCCGGTGGGAGGTCCCCGCCTCGTCGAGGCCCCTTGCGTAGTCGCGCAAGTCGTTCTTCGCAGCAAGCGTTGCCTCCAGCTCTTGCAGGACTGCATCGCGGTAAGCCTCCGTATCCTGCTTGCCGTGGCGGCGAAGACGATTCACCTCCTGCTGCGCCGACTGGAGCTGGTCGGCCGAGTCGAGGACGGCGAAGAGCGGATCGATCAGTGCGAGTTCAGCGCGGCGCTGCGATCTTGCGGCCTCAGCGGCGTCGTTGTGACCCCGCGCGACGCCGTGCAGGGCGTCGGCAGCGCTCCCGTAAACGCTCTTCGATTCCGCGTACCGCGCGCGGAGTCGGTTCGCTTGCGTGCCATTCCACGCCGCGGCGGTGGCGTTGAGGTCCATCGCGCCAGTAGTGCGCTCGATCTGCCCCGTCGCCTCGCGCCAAGCCTCCTGGAAGCGCCCGATCGGATGACGAACGGCTTCGAGCGGGTTCGCTAGAGTCTGCAGCCCCTCGATAAGTCCGCCAACGGAAAAGCCCGCGCTGTCCGATCCCGTTCCGATCTCCGGGAGCAGGTCGAGGAAGTCCTCGACCGGCCCGAAAATATCAGCGATCGAACCTGCGACCTCCTCAGCCGATTCGACGATCAGCGGGAAGACGACAGTCGCCAGTTCCTGCCCGGCGATCATAATGTCGTTCAGCGCCTTCGCGAATCGGAACGAGAGGGACTCCTGCGTCTTCTCGAAAGCGTCGTTGAGCGCCCCCGTCGAGTTCTCGACGTTGTCGAAGATCGCGTCGACCTTCGAGGCCTCCTGAACGGTCAGACCGAAGACGCCAGTCAGCGCGCGCACGTTCGGGACGATCTTGCGCAGGATCCCGTTGTACGCGGCCTGGGTGTCCGTCTGCTTCTTCGCCGCCTGATCGAGGAGCCGAAGGGCGCCAATGATTCCGTCTTCGGAGATCGCGTCGAGGAGGTCTTGCGCCGAGAGGCCGAGCTGATTCATCGCATCCGCCGCCTGCGTACCCGGCGCGGCAATCGCCTGGAGGACCCCGCGCATCGCAGTGACACCCTCATTGACATCGAGGCCGATATTGGAAAGCGCCGCCATCGAGGCCGCGACCTGGTCGAAGGTCACTCCGACCGTCGACGCGATTGGGAGGATCCGGCCGAGCGCGGTTGCGAACTCCTCCGGCTCCGCGCGGCCTTCCCGGACCGCGGCAACGAGAGTATCCGTCGCCTCGGCGGCGGTCAACCCGGACTTCGAGTAGGCGTTGAGCGCCGACGCGACGATGTTCGCGACGTCGGCGGTCTCCCCGAGACCGATCGCCGAAGCCTGCGCCGAACGCTGCAGGGCGGGCATGACCTCGTTCGCCTTCAGGCCAGCGGATGAGAGGAAATAGAGAGCGTCGGCGAGTTCAGTCGGCGCCTGCGCGGTCTCGCCCGCGAGCGTGATGACCTGATCCCGCCATTGCGCAATATCCTCAGCCGAGGCGTTCGAGATCGCCGCGATCTTCGTGAATGCGACGTCGTAGTCACGGGCAGCCTTGACCGACGCCGCGGCGAACGCGGCCACGGCAGCCCCAGCGAGCGCCATACCGCTCGCGAGAGGACCGACTTGGCTGACCACCTTGACAACGAGAGTTTGAACCTCAGTAGCTATGGCTGACTCCTTTGTTTCTCCCGTGCCGCAAGTTCGAGACGGCGCTCCAGGGCATCGCCCCAACTGGGAGCGAAGTCCTCGGGGTCGACACCACGGGCGCCTCCCGCCTTCGCAGTGTAGAACGATAGCGCGGTCTGCAGCGTATCAAGGCGTTCATGAATCGAGATCGGGCCGTAGGCCCGCTCGTATGCCTCCCACTCCGCGAGATCCGCACCGGTCACTTTGTTCTCGATCTCTGATGGTAGACGGCCCAGAGCGAGGGCTAGTCGGAAGAGCTGTCGGCGCCCTGGGCGGAACCGAAACCCTCCGCCACCACATCCACGGACTCGACCTTCATCCCGGACAGACGACGTGAGATGTCCCAGAGCTTCTCGACCACCGCGCCGTCGACCTGCCCGAGCTTCTCGATGTCCTCGTCTGCGAACATCCGCTCACCTGCCTCGTCGCAGACGCACCGAACGACAAGCGCCGCGCGGATGTTCGTCTGACTCTCCTTCGCCCGCATACGCCCGTCCGGTCCGGGCTCGATCAAGGACGACTCGTAATCGTCGCGCTCCTTCGCCGTTAGTCCCTTGACGAAGACCTTCCCATGTCCCGCGATCTCGACCGCCTCGATGTGCGGAATGATCGCGAGCAGTTCGTCCTTCGAAAGCTCCATTTCTTCTCCCCTTTCCCCTTTATATTCGACCGAACAAAGAGACGGCCAACCTCAGGACGCCGTCCCCCGCCGCGTCCGCCGCATCCTCTGAATACGGCCGCGCTGGCATCTTCGAAGTCCCGAATTGGTAATAACGGTCGTATTCGACCGTCGCGCCGACCGACGCCGAGGACTCCTCGATGGAATCCTCTTGTTCGACGACGTCGATTGAGTCGCGCAGCCGGCCGGACAGAACCGGAGCGCGGGCGCGGAGTTCCTCCTTGACTATCTCCGCGCCCTGCCCCACCAGAGCCATCCCTGCCACCTGTCCTGCGACTGCCATCGCCGTCAAACGAGCGACGCATTGCTCGGCGCCGATGACCGTTAGACTCACGACGTCGCGCGCTGGATCGCGCCCTGTGCGTTGAACACGACAGTCGTCATCGCTGCCGCACCCATCTCGCCTGCGATCGGCTGGTAGCTAAGCATGATGCAGGTGGCGCTGTATTTCGGGTTCGTTGCCGACGTGACCGTACCCGACGCCCAGGTCGAGACTACGAACGCCGACCCCGCCGCATACCTGGGCTGCAACGTCGCGTCGACCGACGCCGCGGCAAAGTCCTGGTAGAAGTCGACCGTGATCTGGTCGGCCGGCAGACCGAGCGCGAGCTGTGTCGCCGTGTCGCCCATCGCTGTAACATCCACCGTCCCGTACGTCGACTCTACGGTGACCGACCGCACGTGATCGGACAGGTTGACGCCGTCGGCGACCAACGAGGCGTTCTTGAGAACGAACTTCGCCATCTAATCCTCCTTCATCGTTACGGCCGGACATCGACCGTAAGCCGGGCTGCCAGAAACGCCATTCCTCCTTCCTCCAGTCGCCGATACGGTCCCGCCTGAATGACCGTCGCGTCTCCAACCGCCGCATCCTCGATCGCCGCCCGGACGCCATTGCGCGAGGTGTAGGCGTCGAGCTGGGTCTGCGCCGCCTCCAGATCGTTTGTGGAGACGACCAGCGTCACCCAGAAGCTGTATAGCGGTTCGCCCATCGAGGCATCATGGTAATCGATCTTGGCCAGCTCGATCACCGCTGCCGGCGGCATCACATTCGCCAACCGCGCTACGACGTGGAGCCCAGGAACCGCCTGGAGCGCGCCGGCCAGCGCCTCGCGGATATCGCCGATCTCGCTCACGGAGTAATCCTTCGAAGCCGCGACAACAGCACCTGCACGTCCGGGTCGATCTGGGACCGGATTCGGACGGGCGCCCCCTCGATCACGACCGCCTCCACGCCCAACGGCGAGGACCGCACCCGCTTGAGCCACCGCAGCGCCTGCAACGTCGTTGCCTGCTTGACGCGATCCGGGATCGTCGGCCATCCAAACTTGCCCACAATCTGGATCGACCGTGGATGGCGGTAGAATCGCTTGGTTCCAAGCGCCGAGACCTCGATCCGGGTGAATGGGCGTCCATCCGCCTCAGCGTTGTAGGGCGCCAACACGTAGTCGCCCGTTGCCCAGGTCGTCTCGAATGTACCGTCCCCGTCGTCGTCGCCCTTGAGCGTCGTGATCGTCACGAGATCGTCCACGATCGCCTCGGACCAGTTGCCGGCGAAATAGCGCGTCACATCGGCCTCGTCCGGCCAGAACTTTCGACCGCAATAGCTCTCAACCGCCTCCTCAGCGGCGTCGATGGCGGTCTGCGCCTGGTCATCGATCGGCAGATCACCGAGCTGCGCCGTGCGCCTGAAGGCCTCCATGTCCACGTACTTGCTCAAACCGGGCCTCCCTCGTCACCGACCGTACATTCCGTATTCGGGGCGCCTCATGTGCCACTGCTCTCCGTACGCGGGCAAGTCGGCATGCTCGACGACGATCTCCGTGTTCCAAAGGATCGGGTAGCCCCGCTCCTTAGCCCCGACACACAGCGACGTCCATTCCGTGTTCTCCGTCATGTCGTCGTCGTCTTGCTGCTGGAACCGAACTCGCCGGTGAACTTCCGCCGGCACCAGCACGCAGCACCCGACGCTAAACATCTCGTAGATTCCGGATGGTGGCGGCTCTGGGCTTGAATGCTGCTGGAAGCTCGGACGAACCCCCGCGGTGTCGTAATGCACCTGCTTGCCCTCGATCAGAGTCAAGGGCGCAACGATGCCGCGCTCGCTGGTGGCGAGCAGCCGCCACAGCAGATCCGGTCGGAACGTGATATCGGGATCGATCCACAGCGCCCACTCGTGGTGAGACTTTAGGCTATCGTCGATCGTCGCTTGTCGCCCCAGCGCCGCCCGCCGCGAGTAGTTCTCGCCCTCGTAGTCCTTGACCCAGGGGCGTTTGTCCCACCAGACATCAACGTCCTCTAATGCGCCTACGTTATTTTTGAACCGCTCCAGCAGCGCGGGGTGCATGTCCGGCCGGATCGGCGCGGGCACCAGGACGCGGTTCATCGCCTCGCCTGAACGAAGGCGCTCGGGAAGTGGATCTCCGTGCGCTCTATTGTTAGACCCGCTGCTTCGAACCACGAGGTGAAGCCCGCCAGATCCATCGCCCAGACGTGCCCAGCCGTCTCACCGATGGCCTTCCCCGCGAACGGGTTGGGAACCGACGTGTCGATGTCGGTGCTCCACGTTCGGTCCGTCAACTCCTCGTTGATGGGACTCGACGCGATGACGCGCCACGATTTCGACGTCAGCCGCCGCAGCGCCCCCATGGGATCGCGCAGGTGCTCTAGTACCTCCGACATGACGACCACGTCGAAGTGAAGGGTGGGCGTCCATTCCTCGACGTCGTGCAGCTCGTAGCGCACGTTCGGAAGCGACACCGCCGTGTCCATGAATCCGGGGATGAAATCGACCGCGACCACAGATTCGGCCACTTGAGCCAACCGCTCGGTCATCATGCCCTCTAAGCATCCGACCTCCAGCACTCGGCCCGGATGCAGCGTCGCGACCCAGTCCACGATCGCGTTCAGCCGGTCGAACTGGTACGGCTCGACGTAGCCGAATCGGTGCTGCACCCGGCCGTCCGCGAGGGCGAACAGCCGACTCCAGTGTTCACGCAAATCGGGGATCTCCTCGTGGCGGTCCAGCTTCATATCTTCTCCAGGACGAACACCCAGTTGTCGCCCTCGCGCCGCGCGTCGACCTCCCTAAAGTCGCAGCCGTCGCCGTAGTGCGGGTATTTGGTGTGCAACCAGTGACCCGGCGTCCAGTAGCAGAAGGTCTCGCGCGTCGCCCATCGCTTATGGTCGGGATCGCGAAAGGACTGCTCGACGCCGTAGGCGCACGTGCGGACCTTGAGCTGCCCGCCCATCTTCAAAATTCGATGCGCCTCCTTCATGAACCCGCGCCAGTCATCAACGTGTTCCCACACATCGTCGGCCAGCAGCGCGTCGAACTCCGAGTCGGAGAACGGCCAGGGCCGCACTTCCAGATCATGCACGACATCGACGCCGTCCAGCTTAGCGATGTCCAGATTCACCCACTCGATCGGCGGCTGCTCGCTGGACGGCCGGATGTCGGTCCCGCAGCCAATGTTGAGCGCCCTCATGGCTTCTCCTCGAAGTCGAGCGTCCACTCTTCGATCTGGGGACCGAAGCCGACTGGCCGAGACTCGTGCGCCACCAACAGCCCATCGGGTCGTTCGGTGGTGTACAGCGTCTTCGGCTTGTCCGCCGGCGCGTCGTCGTTCTTGGTGGTCTGTCCCCTGCTAAGATCCCGAATGCCGTATCGATTCCGGGGCCTCATCGCAGGGCCTCCAGGACGCGGTCGCCAACCGTCAGCTCCTCCAGGATCGGCTTCCAGAACTCCCGGGTCACCAGATCGACGTCGTACTGCGCCGCGAACTCGACCGCCTTCTCTCTCATCTTCGTTGAGTCGGAATGCCGATACGCCTGCTCCAGACAGCCGGCGATCGAGCGCGGCTCGGGACGGAGGAAGAACGCCCCGTGTCCGGCGTCGTACCAGCGCTGGCCCTCGGTCTTCCACCCCGATCCGCACAGCTCCGGCATCGAGGTGCAATCGTTGACGATGACCGGCGTTCCGCACGCTTGGGCCTCGATGATCGGGATCCCGAAGCCCTCGCCGTAGGACGGGTTCGCCAGGACGTCGATCAGCGAGAATAGCTCGGCCATCGACTGCGCGTCGATCCCCAACTCCAGCTCGATCTGTGGTGGGAAATAGACCGCGCCCTCAATTCCGAACATCCGCGCGAGCGCCTCCAGATTCAGGCCCTGCCGCACCCCCGACTTCTCGGTGTGCACGTACAGGATCGCGTCGCGCCGCTTCTCCCGGAACTTCGCGAAGGCCTCGAATACCTCGGGGAACGCCTTGCGGGGCGGCGAGAACCCCTGGTTGTTTGCGACCATCCCGACGACGTAGGCGTCTTTCGGGATGCCGAGTGCCTCGCGTGCACCGTCCGTATCCGCGACCGGCCTGTACACCGACGTGTCAACCCCATGCGGGATGTAAAGTGGGTCCAGGCCAGCCTCGCGCAGCTTGTCGCGGCCGAACTTGCTCATCGCGATCGGCTTAGCGTTGTGCATCTTGAAATACTCCAGCACCCGGGGCGGCACCGGGTCGTGATCGACCGGGACCCAGGAGGCTAGATTGAGATCCCCCAAGAACTGGTTTTGCAATACCCACACATCCATCAGCGTGATCGTGAGGCAGCCCTTGGGGTCGCCCGAGCCGTGGTACGCGGCGTACGATGCGACGAAACGGTTCCCCCAGTTCTGATCCCCTGGGAGCACGGGCATCCCGTCCCACCACATCTGGGCGCCCTCCAGCCCGAAGAACGCCGAGATCGCGACTTCGTAGCCGAGGTCTCGGATCTTCGGCGTGAACAGTGCTGTCTGGATCCCGTAGCCGACCGGGCACCATGGCGCGTTCGAGTGCCACAGGATGCGATTGGTCCGATCAGGCACTGGCCGCTCGCTTGACCCGCGTGCTCCTCTTCGCCCCCGGCTCCGCCGTCATGTCCTCAACGCCCCGACGAAGCTTGACGGGGCGAACGAGGCCCATCTGCAGTTCGGAGAAGTCCTTGTGCAGAATCTCCCCCTTGCGTACAACCGAGCCGTCTTTGAGCACCCACGGCTCGACGACTTCGTAGCAGTCGACGAGACGGACGTCGTCGTCTTCCATGTTTCCCTCCCCTTGGTCGTGGGGGGAGCGAGGCCTGTTCCCCGCTCCCCCTCAGCATCCGAACTTCTACGGGCTCTGACAGGACGCCGGCCGATCGGCCGCTGCGCCTGTGCACTGCCCGCTCTGCCCGGCCCCGTTCCCCCCGTTCGTTGGCGGGGAGGGATCCGCGAAAGCCGGAGCCGCGAGGCTGAGCGAGGCCACCAGGGCCACGCTCGCGACGAGCCTCTTCATTCCTTCACCTCCCCCCCGTCTTCTCGGCTACTTGCCTTACAGCGTCTTCAGGCTCCGGAACGCCTGCCAGGCCAGCACCGTAGCGCTGTTGCGCCACAGCGAGTAGAAGCCTCGCTGCCCCGTCGGGAAGTTGTTCGCCGTCCCGAACAGGTGCGGGATGATGTCGGCGCTCATGCCGACGCGGTCCACGATCAGGTAGTGCGCGAAGTCCCCGAACGTCAAGACCGTGGAGCCGGTCGTGAGCACCGCCGGCATCGCGCTGTACTGATCGATCGGGTATCCGTTCATCTCGCTGCGGTACCCATCCTGTAGGTTGGCCCAGAAGCCGCCACCGCCGGCCGTGTCGAGCTGGCGAATCTTGCTCTGGATCGTCCTGTGTGACACGAACCGACCAACCGACTGGAACCTCGGGGGCGTCGCGTCCGAAGTCGCGTACACGTCTGCCAACGTGATGTTGGCGGTCGCCGACGACGTCACAATCGCAGTCGCTCCGTTGTGCAGGCCCTGCGGCTCAACGACGCCCGTACCCGACAGGTACTTCGTCGCCTCCAGGTTGTCCTTGGCGTTCTGGACCAGCCGACCGACTTCGGTCCGAAGCTGGTTCCAGTCCTGGTCCAGCTCGATCGAGAACGGGACGAAGTATTGTGCCCTCTTCGCCTGCACGACCGGCTGGGCGAGCGCCGTCGAGTTGTCGGCGGCCTCCGCGGCCTCCGCGACATAGCTCGCCGTTCCCTCGGACCCGGTCACCCCGCGCCACTCGTTCTGAGTAACCGACTCCACCCGACCGATCGCCCGCAGCGGGTTTACCTGCCCGTTGCTGGTGAGGATGATCGTCGGGTCCAACGTGAACGGCAGAAGAAACCCGCCGGCCGCGCCCGTCCCGATCGCCATCGCACGGGCCTCGTCGCTCGTCAGAGGCTGAGACGCGAGATGCTTCCAGAAGGCCCGCTCATAGATCGGCGAACCCGTCGCCAGGAACTGCCGCGCCAGGATCTTGTCCGGGTCGGGCGTGTCCCTCAGCACTCGCTCCGCGGCTGCCTGGCGATCCTCCTTGCTCTTCTCTCCCCTGGCAGGATCGGGGGAGCCATACTTGCCGATCTCGATCGCCTTCATCGCCCGAGCACGGAGCTGCTGGTCCATGTCGTCCAGGTTGTCGGCCGACGCCCTCACCGTCGACAGGTCGAAGATATCGCCCTGCATTGACTCCGGTGTGCGCGGCGCCGAAAACCCGAAACGATTCTCCTGCGGCTCGGACTGGGTCTCGGCGATCTCCGCCAGCCTCGCCGCCCGCTTGCTCAGATGCTTGACACGTTCACCGATCGCGTCGAACTCGGTATTGAGTTCGTTCCACTCGGTGGTGACCGCCGGCGGAAAATCCTTCCCCCGGTGCTCAGTGTCGATCTCCTGCAGGCGAGCCTTGATCTCGCTCTTCCGCGCCTCCAGCTCCTCGACCGTGGCATACTGGTCGATAGCCGACACTTCGAGCATGCCGGCAGCGAGCACGAGGCCCACAGTCGACAGTACGGCCCACAGGCCGCCTACCCAGCGTTTCAAAGAATCCACGACGGACCCTCCTCTTTCGTCGACAAATAGTCCCTGACCTGTGACGAGGTGACCAGTTCGCGGTCGGCGTCGCCAGCAGCGGACGAGGTGACCGGCACCGGCACAGGTGCGCGATCGGCGTCGCCCTTTTCAGGACCTTCAAGATACCTCAGGATCTCCCGCAGCCGCTTGCGGTCGCGGACATACGTCCCGAGGACGAACTCATCGGTGAGCGACCGAATGCCGGCAGTCGCCCCCTCGTAGGCCGGGAACGTGACCGGCCCAAACTCGTGCAATTCGACTTCCTTGATCGTCCGCTCAGGCAGCCCGTCCGGGTTGTGGTCACTCCGTTTGGGCTCCTCGACGATCTCCTCTCGCATGACCCGGAACCGGAACGAGGCCCCGTACAGGCCCTTGTCCAGACCCGGGAGCAGATCGCGGTTGTACGACGTGTCCAGCAGCGGCACCTCGTAGTAGGCGCCCTTGGGCTCCTCACGCAACTCGGCGATCGGGCCGAGCACCTTGGACCCGATCTGGGGATCGCGGCCGTGCTGGAACAGGGAGCGGATGGAATCGCGCCGCTCGACGAATGTCTTGGCGAAAGCACCCATCGCCAGACGCTCCATGAAGTCGCCCTCGAAGATCGATTCGATCCGGGTCCACTGATCGAAGACCGCGAAATGCCCGAACATGACCGGGCCGGGGAATCCATCCGCGACCTCGCGCAGCTTCAGATCCGCCGGCCAGATGCCGCGGTACAATGACTCGGTCGGCAGATCCAGCGCTGAGGACTTGGACGCGCCCTGGTGGCGCGTCAAGTGGTTGCGGATCGATTCCTTGGACATAACCGTAGCTCCCGTCTGGTTTAGCCGCCCAAGTGCGGCACTTACCCCGCCGGAGTCGGCCGGCCCGTGTGGCGTGGCGTGGTGCGGCAGCGCCCAATGCGCCTGCGTAGCGGGATCCGAGTCGTTGGCCAGCTCGAACGCGATCGATCGGAAGTCCCCCGCGGTCTTGCACTTGCGCATGGCCGCGGTCCCGTCCCAGCGCGCTTCTTCCAGACCATCCTGGATCGTGTCGTTCTCCCGATCAGCGTCGTCGTCCGGGTCTGGGTCCTCCGGGGGCCGGAAACCTCGCACGACCGCGGCGCCTGCAAGCGTGGTCGGAATCGCTGGGACTGTCGAGACCGGGGTCGTCTCCACGAATTGCTGCCGCTTACCCATCTTGTCCTCCTTCGCCGTCGCGTTGATGTTCAGCGCGGCGAGATGCGCCTGCGCCGCCCCCTTCGTGGCGTGACACCCCACGGCCTTGCCCGTCGAGTTGAGCACCACCGCCCACGGCTTGCTCGCCGGACACTGTGAGCTGTTCGGCACGATGTGCCAGGGCATTTCCCCTCCCAAAGACCGGGGCGCACGTTTCGAGCGTCCACGTCATCACGATTCCCCCAGGAACGCCGCGAACTCCTCTTCAAGAGTGCGCCCCCTACGGAAGCCCTCCGGTAATAGAGAGACGTCCTCCGAGCCCCCCGGTACCAGCCTACGCCCGTCCGTGTCACCGGAGCCCGGAGAGTTTGAAGGGGATATATCCCGTCCCGGGGGTGACCCCGGGGGCGGGGCCGGCGTCGGAGGTGGCGACTGCGGTGGCCCCGCACCCGGAGGCTGGAGCTGCACCGAAAACAGGCCCGAGTGCGACTGACGGAGCCGGCGCAGGTCGCCCGAGGTCACAGCTTCGATCACGTCGTCGGGATTATACCCCGCGTCAGTGAGCTGCCTGATCGAGATCGCGTCCATGTTCAGGATCTTCGCGTTGTCCTCGGCGTCCTCTTGCAGGAACGGGATGTGCTGCTCATCATACCACAGCTCTTTGCCCTCAGGGGCCCGGAAGATCGTGCTCAGCGCGCCAACCATCTTGGACCACAGCGGGCGCATCGTGGAATCCGCCACCAGCCGGCGCGCAGCTTGGTAGTTGCCGGTGTTGAGTGCCGACCCCTGCAAGCCTTCGCTGAACTGGGCGATGACCGCGCCCACCCCGGACGCCGCTGCAATCCGGGTCTCGCTCAGGCCCTGCAGATTCCGAAACTCCATCTCTTGGAAGTTCGACCCGACCACGTCGGCATCGGCCCCGCCACCCAAAAACATCCGCCTGAAGGCCGACGCCGTGCCCTGGTCGTATTCGGCGTCGAATAGCTTTTTCCACTCGATGAACTCCTCCACGCCCATGTCCGGTGGCGGCTTGATGATCATATTGGGCGTGGCGCCCTGCTCGAAGAACTTGAGTTTGTGCTTGGTGGCGGCCTGGTCGCCCATAACCTCGCGGATCAGCGGCGTCAACCAGCTCATCCCGCGCCACGGAGCCATTGGATCCGGATGCGGCATGAAGTGCGCCACCGACGATGCCGGCAGCCCGATCGGATCGTTGCTGGCGCTTGGGCCGCCCGGATAGTAAAGGTAGCCAATCACGTCGGTATCGAGCGCCCAGGGCGAGCCCGATTCGTCGTTCCGATTCCCAAACAGGACCTCGATCCAGTCGGGCCGCAGCGACCGAAGCCTGTCCCGGGTGCGATACCCGAACCAATTGCCGCCGAGATCGGCGAACGTCAGCGAGGTAGACAGTAGATCGGTCGTCGTTTTGTTGGGCTCCGGCTTCTCAAGCAGCGACAGGGCTTCGGATGAGGACAGATCCCCCACGTGTCCGTCGCGCACCTCCCGCCAACGGAACCGCGCCTCTGAAAAGATCATTTGCCGCACCGAACAGCAGCGATACACCGCCGGGGAGGCCGCGTGCAACACGTCGGAGAACCCTCCGAACGTCTGTGGCGGGTCGTCGCGCTCGGTTCCGTATGTCGTCAGCGGGTGGAACGTGTTGCCGTATTTGAAGAACTGGGCATACTCGTCCCACGTCAGCGATAAGCCCTCGCGCTGCTTCGTTCGCAGTAGCTTGCCGAGCATCCGCTCTCCTATCCGAACAGTACGAAGGGCTCTGCGCGCTTGGGCTTAGAGGGCCCGAAGGCCAGTGTCAGCGCGAACATCGCCGATACATCCCCGACATCGCGGCGCCAGCTAAACCGGTCGCCCGACACGGACTTTTTGCGCAACAATTGCACGGCTTCGTCCAGCTCGACGTTGGCCCGGACGATCAACTTGGAGTCGGCGATCGCCTCGTAGATCCGCCCGCAGGCTGAGTAGACCTCGGCCGCCGACAACTTGCGAATCTTGACCCGCCGGGACTCCAGCGCCGGGATCAGGAACGCCGCAGGGCCGCCACCATCGATCACGACCGGGCCCTTGTACTTGGAATGCAGCTCCACGAGCCTGTCC